ATTTTTCTTTGTTTCACGAACTTTTTTGATTTTTGTTGGATCAATATGACGAATCTGTGTGATACCTCGTTTTGGATCACTTGTATCAATAACTTTGTGATAGTAGATGCGACCATCTACATACCACCGTCTAAAAATATCGTGTCCCTTTATACCAAAATCTAACAATCGCAGAACTTCATTAAACTCTGCACGAATTCTTTTCTTAATTTTTTCTGAATAGGGTAGACCCTCTAGTACAATCTGCACCGCTATGTCATTCGTATTTGCAACGATTGACTCATTTACAATATCTTCAACCGCAGCATCACATTCTGCTTGCATTGAAATATCGCGATACCTTCTAATAAGGTCTATGTCTGAACGTTCACGTCCATCTGTACTCAGTACAGATGATAAAAAACCACCACCGGCAACATCAATTGCGCCGTCATCAGGAGTAGGGGTGGTGAATGTCTTTTCACCCCCCTCTACTTCTTTAGTGGCTCTTTGAATTTGGAACCCAAAAAGTTGTGCCATAATATCTCCTACTTTATACTATTTAGTAGGTTCTTAGAAGTTCACGCCGGAAGCTTCAAAGTGTTGATATCTCCATGTTACTTCAAATTCTTCAATCGCATCTGCTGTGTCAGATGTTAGTTCGATTGCAGAAATCGTTGTTGGCCACGCACTTCTAAAGATATATGACTTTAGAACTGTATCGTCACGATCAAGTTGTTCCACTGTCAGGTCAGTCTGATAATCAGCAGGCGCGACCACGCCAGTGTTGTCTGCAAGATCGTTGATACCATTACTCCAACGTTCCATAGCATTTCGGATCATGAAGTCCGTATCATTCATAAACGTGGTTGTCCATGTTTCATCGAACGTGCGATCACCAGCGATATAAATCTGCCTACCTCTAAACGGAACCGCAATTTCACCTAGAGTTTGTGCGGGAAGGTTGGAAGCACGAACTAGAAATGAAGTTCTACGAACATCAAGACCAATCGCAATACCAGGCGGTGGAGTGACTGTCACCCTAAACTGGTTAGCGCGAGCGCCACCACCAATCAGGTTAGCTTTAAATTCGTCTATAAGTGCCATGATTAACCTCCTACCTCGCTAAACGATACGCCTGTGCGAACCGCAATAAAGTTAAGTGTAATGAAGTTGATCGAGCGAGCAGGTTTGATGAAGATGTCACCAATAAACTCGTTACGGTCAATCACCTCACCAGTGTTGTTTGTTGCGTCACAAACAACACTAAAGTCCGTAATACCTCTACGTCCTTGTACATCACGAAGGAAAGGTTCTACTAGGTTGCGGAACTGTGCGCGAGTGAACTCATCGTTGAATTCGAAGAGTTGGAACTTGGCAGCAGTTGCGATTGCCTTCTCAAGAACCAAGAACAACCGGCGCACGTTGATGCGGTCAAATGCACTTGGTTTGGTAAGTGCAGTCTTGTCACCGAACAGAACCACACCTTGGCCTGGGAAGTCAACCACAGGGTTAACTCTTGCACGATACAGACGATCTCTCTCTGCCTTCGTTGGGTTGAAGGAGAGTTTAATCGCACCGCGAACATTACCGCGATTGTATCCAGCTGGAGAGAACCAAGGGTCTGCAACACCATCTGTGTACGCACAAAGACCAGCCGTGTCACCATTCATCGGAACGAAACGGAACACATCGTTGTACTTGTCATACATGTATTTGTATCCACTATCGAATACCATGTAAGATGACGATGGGCAAAGGTCAAATCCTTCAATCACGTTACTTGCCTGTGTGATGTTAGATGTAACATTGACTGTCGCAGACCGATATGGTGATACGAAACCAACACAGTCTTTTCTCAACTCAACTAGGTCTGTAATCATTGTTACATGAGTGTCCATCGCAGAAGCACTATCTGCAACAGCAGAACTTGGTCCACCCAGAACTAGGTTGATGTCAAGTGATTCTGTGTCTGCAAACTTGTCGTATGCAAGAGCAAGTTCACCAGCGGTTACTGCGTAGTCGTCTGTGCCACTCGCAAGAGTAACCACAACAGGTGCGTTGACAGCAGTGTATGCTGAAGTTGTATCCGTACCCCAGTTAGAACCAGCGCTTGTATGGTCCATCCAGTAGATGTACTCAGACCGACGATAAATCACATCAGGATAGTAGTTTGAACCACCCTGTGCGGTCTTTGCGACAGGGTTCTTGGACATATTTGCAAATGTTTCAAGAATACCGTTTGTACGATTACCAGCAGTATCTACATCAAAACCAGTGAGGTCACCAGTTGTATCATAGACACAAACATGGAGTTCATCACCAGAACCACGGCCATTGTCAGTCGCCCAATCTGATGTGCCTGGGGCAGCATCAAAGAGGTCATAGAAACGCCAACGTCTGCGAATGAAACTGTTGTCTGGAATGATTGCCTGAAGACCAGCACCGTTAGGATCGTCTTTTAGACGAACTGTGAGGTCATTTGAAGAAATACCAGTAATTTCATACTCATTTCCGTCATCATTAGCGTTGAATGCAAATGCTGTGGCATCTGAAGACGCATCAGCACTTGAGAAAGATATGATGTCACCAACACTAAACGCAGTGCCATCATCAACTCTAACCGTTGTAGCACCTTTAGCATCTTCACCAACTGTTTGGTTAGAGGAACCGATGTTCTGTTCGTATGCGGTAGCATTACCGCAAATGGAAACACCAATACCGTTTCCGTGAGTACCGGCAGTTCTTGCAGCCCACTCACCAACAGATGCCTGACCTGTCGCGAAAGAATTAAGATAATGGTCTGTATCCCGTATTAGGATGGCAGTACCAGATGCAACAGCGTTTACGATACCTGATTCTACACGAACCACTCGCAATGCATCGCCATATTGTAGAAAGTTTGCCGCCGTGAAGAAAAATTCGAAATTATCTCCTTGCGGTTTACCAAAGACTTGTACCAATTCCTGTTCAGATGAGATTGCTGTTACAGTAGAAACTGGACCCTTTTCGAAAGGACCGGCAATCGCACCAATAGAAGTTGATACAGCGGGAACGACGTTTGTAAGATCAATTTCTCTTACATGAACGCCAGGTGAAACTAGAAATCCCATTGTTTTACTCCTTAGTTAAAGAGTTGTTATTCTCTAAAGATATTTATAAAAAAGAAGTTTTAAAAACCCCCGATTTATAAGTGTTATATCATATAAATAACTTTATGAATGAACATTATGAGAAATACAAAGATACCATCAAAAAGGTATCTAGGAGAAACTACCAGAAGCGTAAGATACTTCTAGAAGAGTTTCTAGTTGATAAATCTTGTAGACACTGTGGTGAGTCTGAACATGTGTGTCTCAAGTTCTATCCTCATGATGCAGAGATACGCAAGGTATCCAAGAGAGTTGGGACAAGTGATGAGAGCCGAAAGGAAGTCTTTCATCTCATAGACCAATCAGTTATCCTCTGTTATAACTGTTATATCAAGAAACATCACGATTTAATCGAATTTATTTGACCTATATATAATTATAGTGATTTGAGTCATAAAGGAGTATCATTATGAAATCATTAATTTATGGGGTATTTACCCTACTACTATGCATGTCTTCAGTTCATGCATCAACACCCGCAAAATTTATTATAGACACTGGACCCCTTGGAGTCCACAGTTGGTTTCTAAAAGGCATCAAAGACGGTGCATTTTCTAAACGTGGATTAGATATTGAATTCGTGGGAAAGGGCCCAGGCAGTTATAAATCTGGTCTGGCGCTCGCAACTGGAAGAGCAGATATTGGATACCATGACTATAGTGGCGTAGTTCTTGCTAATAGTAAATCAAGTGACCCTAAAGTTTTAGCAATCTTTGTCGTTGATGACAAATTACAAAACTCAGTGGTTACATTTAAATCATCGGGTATTAAGATATTCGATGATTTAAATGGACGGAAACTTGGTAGTCATCCCACTAGTTTTACAAACAAGGCCCTTTCTATTATAACATCTGCCAGATGGGTAGATGTTCCTGTACACATGCCTGCCCGTGTCCCCGCACTAATTTCTGGACATGTCGATGCGATTGGTGCGTTTCCGACATCTGTACTTTTCCAGATTGAAAAGGCAGGGGTTAGTGTTGACGAATTAAACATCCTTAAACTTAGTGATCACTTTCCAATGGCAGTCAGCCGAGTAATCACTGTAAATGCAGATTGGGCATCAGAAAACCCACAAGCGGTAAAAGTTCTCCGTGAAGTGTCACGCGAACTATTAAATGATTTTATTAAAAATCCTGCTGCGAGCGTATCTGCATTGGAAGGTCCGATTGTATCCACAGATAAAAAAGTAAATATTGAAATCAGAAGGGCGCAGTACGGTATTGACGAACTTGTTATAACACCATTTGTACAGAAGAATGGAATTAGTAATCCTAGTGCGGTTGGTCCTCGTTTAAGTGAATACACAAATCTACTAGTAGAAAAATTAAACTTACCAAATCGTCATCCAGACAACAAGTATTTTGATCTAGATTAATGAAACATAAATTTATAACCATTCTTACGGTTGTAATTATATGGGAACTGTTGATAAAAGGTGGTTATATTCCTGGCTTATGGGATATAACCACCACCTTCTTTCAGTTATCTATTGATCCCAATTTTCTTTATAACCTATGGATTAGTTTGTTGAGACTTGTTATAGGTTGGTCAATTGGAATGTTGGTTGGAACAACCATCGGCATCTTCATGGGTAGTAATATCCATGTGAATAAACTTACAATGCCGTTGGTGAGTTGTTTGTTTCCTATTCCAAAAATTGCACTATTACCTCTGTTCATAGTCCTTCTAGGAATAGGAGAGTTGAGCAAGATAACAACTATCTTTATTGGTTCTTTCTTTCCCAGTATATTGAACGCATACAATTCTGTCATAAGAACACCCACAATCTATGTGGAAGCATCTCGTTCTTGTGGTGCGGGTTATTGGCCCACCTTACGGAAAATAGTTTTACCATATAGTATGCCCACGATAATCTCAGGATTTAGAACAAGCGGTAGTTTGTCATTGGTGCTGTTAGTCGCGGCAGAAATGTTAGGTGCAAAACATGGTTTGGGAAACTGGATATTCATGACCGGCGGAGAAATGGATTTTGCAGAAATGTTTGCTGGAATAATCTGGCTCAGTCTAATTGGTTTAGGAATTGGTTGGGGCACAGAGTTTTTGAAACGAAAGTTTTGTCGTTGGAGTACATATGGTGAAGGTGTTTGATTACCAATCACTACTGTGATCTCTGACTATTGGTGACCAGCGGGTTCCATACTCATCAACCATCTCACCAATATTCTCGTCCTCTAGTCCAGTAACCACAAAACCAAAGGGAGCCATATCTTGTTCTAATGAGTCCTGTTGTTCACGCATCATAGTTGCACGGATATCACTGTCTGTAAGTTCTTTGAAGTACTGTTGATCTGTCATCCATGCAAAAATGAATAGACACGCAACCAAGTCATCATTACACCCCTCATCTGCTTCAAAGGAACTTCCCTTAACAATGAAGGTTGATAACTCGTTAATGGCATCATAGTCCTCCACGATCAATTTGTTATCTTCTACCATCTGTTTGAGGTTTGAACACCCAATCTTCTTAACCGCTTTCGTTGTTCTCACACCCAACTGTGCGCGGCCGCCAGAGAACCCACCACCAAGAACCTGTCCTGCTCGTCCACGCATAGATGCCATAACAAGGTTGTCATACTCTAGGTCAAACTGCATTGCGTTCGCGACCTGTTCACCAATATCGTTCACCTCAATCAATACAAATGCCTGATTGTATGCCCTTGCAACATCGTATATCTTTGAGGGAAAGATAAGAGGTTTCAGTTCGTTGTCTCTAAACTTTGCAACCAATTTGTACGGCATTTCTGTCACATCAAACACGCAGAACGCAGAGTAGTCGTTTGCAGTACCTCTAGAAACGTCTGCGGTGAGGACATAGGTGTGTCCTTCCTGTGGAGGTATGTGAACATCCAACCCCGCATTAGATTGTTTGGGTTCTCTGTATGTCATCGTGCGAAGTTTTGAAGGTGTAATAAGAGTATCGATAGAACCAAGGAACTCACACTCAAACTCTGTATTGAACTGCGACTCTGAGGTGTTCTTAATTGTCTCTGCTTTCCATGCCTCGTCTCTACCCGGCACCTCCGACCAATGAACCTCTATAGGAACATAGGAGTTGCGTCCCTCTTCTGCATCCACCCACAACTTGTAGAACATATTCATACCGTGTGGTGTAGAAACAATCATCACCTTCGTTGATTTACCTGATGAAATTGTGGGGTACACAGAGGAAAAGAACTGCTCAGCAACGTTGGCCGGGACATAAGCAAATTCATCAAGAAATATGATGTTATAAGACCCACCACGCACAGCACTAGCACTAGTAGATGAAGCGAGTATCTTTGAACCATTTTCCAACTCCAAGGAACCTTTGTTCCAACTCATCACCCCCTGTTGTAACCACTTAGGTAAGTGTTCGTATGCCAACTGCAAACGACCAAGAAGGTCACGGGCAGTTGCTGCCTTGTTCGCAAGGATTGCCACATTCACCGTGGGGTTGAACAAGACATAGTGCAAAAGGTATGAGATAATAGTTGTGGACTTACCAGACTGTCTAGGAAGTTTGCAGATGGTAAAACGATTACTGTGAAACGTCCCTACCATCTCTTTCTGGAAATCGTACATCTTAAAAGGCACAAGCCCCTCATCAAGAGAAACGATACGAACATACGTCTGAATAAAATACAGAGGGTCTTCCATGCACCTCTGATATTCTTGGAGTTCTTCTTTCGTCCACTCTTGTTGAACATTTGCCCGTTTGAGATTTGGGTTTCCTAGATAGACCTGTTCAGTCATTCCCTATTCTTCCAAAAATGCGTTCCATAGTAATGGTCTTTTGTATACGGTGTTTTTTTATTGTATCCTTGATTTACCTTGTAAATCTTTTGACCATCATCATCGTATTCCCAAACCCTCTCATCAGGATTGTGGCTCTGAACTGGTCCTTCTTTTGTATCATTCTTTTCCATGTTTCTATTTATATCTAACAAATGTGCCGTCCTCATATACGATACTATTGAGAACATAATGACCACGCGAAGAACCTATGTATCGTGATTGTTTATTATACACAGAGGGAAAAGAACTTTCTTTTTGTTTTGTATTAAGATAATCCTCATTTTTATCCCACCAGTAAATAAATTTTTTCATAGGCCACTTATATGTTTTATAGTCACCATTATGTCCAGCGTATGGATTAGAAAAAGACCACTGTTCAAAATAGTCTGTGTAGAAAAATGCATACTCTAGGTGGTATGCAGAGGGGTCTTTCAAAAATCTTAGTGAGTGATATCTCGTTAATAAGTCATCTATACTTCTAGCAAGCCACCAAAGTAACTCCCAACATGTCTCTGGCTCGTATGGAGATACATCAATATATTTCTCAACAGTATTTAAAATATCAGAGTCCTTTATGACATTAATCCACTTACTATCTTTGATATTGAAAAATTCCTCCATAGACATTGTTGACGATATCGCAAGAAATAATTCGTCTCCACCGTTACCGTTTACATTTATAGAATCACCATTCCATAACTCTACGTTATCATAAATGTAATCTGCATGAGAATGCCACTGTATGTTAATTCTAGACTTAACTAGTATGTCATAAAATTTTGGATTTTCTTTTACACTGTCTGTTGATAGATACACAGTGAGATCATCACCTAATTTTCTAGTATGCAGTAATCCAACTAAAGCACATGTGCTGTCTATACCACCTGACCACCATAATCTTATTGGTTTACCGATATGCCACAACTCTGTGGCTCTACGAATAACTAAATCATCAAATGCACCTACAGGTTTTGGTGATATGTTATCTGGTAATGGATTCTTTAC